TTGGAAGATCCTAATGGAGTGTTTACTACCTGTGATTTTCCATTTCCTAGTTTTATACCGCTTGACTATACACCTGAGAATCTTGTTATTACAGAAGAAGCACCTATAAGTAACGATCCACCACCATTACCAGAAACAGAACAGCCAAAGATTCCTGACGCACCACCAGATCCTCCACCAGATTTTCCTCCCTGTCCTGGCAAAAATGACCAAAGAGTAGGAGACTTTCGTAACGATAAAAAGCTGGAACGTGTTATCGGGCATGAAAGAGGGCAAGATGGGTCTGAATGTATAACTCTTTATGAAAGCGTTCCATTTAAAGATCAATACATTCCGTCTGCTCCACAGTTTGTTGGGGTTTTTAGCCTTGCTTTGGTTGGTGCTTCTGCTCCGCTTGTACTTAATCTCGTAAGACCCTTAGTTAAGCAAGTCGTTACTAAGCTAACCAAAAAACGAAAGTAACATTGTTACGGATTGAAAACATACTGAGAGTTATATACCTTTCATGTTATAGTAAGTAGGCAATAAACAATTTAGCTCGTATGAGACACAAATTTCAAAACAGAACCGAAAACATTCTTGAAAAAGATGACAGAGTCTATTTTCATTTCGATCAATTTGACAGAGAAATTTCTGTAGATTTTCATTCCAGAAATGATGTATCAAGTTATTCAATGCCTCTTGATAAATTCATTAGCTCATTACAAACATCTATTGAAGATTTTGATACAACTGAGTTAGAAGTGATGAAAATGACTGCTGCTGTTTTATTTACAAAAATAAGACAGATAGAAAAAGCTAAAGCTGAAGCAGAACTTGAAGAAACTGAAGAAAAGGTAACTCAAACAGTATGACTTCACAAATAGAAAATGCCCTCTCAACTTTATATGAGGGCATAGACTATTCTCTAGAATTTATTACTCCAGAAAAAGCACAATTTTATCTGGAGAAAAATTTTGAGAATAACCGCAAGATTAGTAGAAATAATCTTGAAGAATTAAAAAGAGAAATGAGAAATAGTCGTTTCATCTTATCTGACTCTGCCATTTGTTTTGATAAAGATGGCACTCTTGTTAATGGTCAACATAGACTACTTGCTGTTGTACAAACAGGAATGGTACAACCATTTCTTGTTGTCAAAAATATGCCTAGCAAATCCAAACAAATAATGGATGTTGGTAAATCTAGGTGTATGTCTGATCGTATTACTGTTAGTGGTGTCAGGATTAGCAGAAGAGATTGTGCCACTATAAGACACGCTATGGCTACTTTAAATAGCACAACTGGTACTGAGCAGTACTCAAGACCATGCCACGATGCCATAGTTGCTGAAACTTATTTAAAACATAATCAGTTTCTTTATCTTATGGGTAAAGTCTGTCCTACTAATACAACTAGGGTCAGATCATTTTTTCTTGGAGCAGGATTAAAAATTTATGCTGAAATGACTTACAACACTCAAAATCCAAGACATAAAAAATACAACCATACAATGAATCCTAAAGAAAGGGCATTACATTGGTTGAATATTGTCACTACAGGTATGGCAAGTCCTATTGATGGTGTTGATAGAGATATTAAACCATGTGATAGAGCAGCACAGATTATTTTTACCAAGTCCTGTGATAGCAGTATTAAAAGATCATATTGGAATAGTGCTGAAGCCTTTGCTCTTACAGTCAGAGCAGCCCATAATTTTATGATTGGTTTAGACACTCAGTATCTTAAAGTTCCTAAAGATGATCCTTTTAGAGATTTCATAGAGTTACCTTCCACCAATAAAATACTGACCATGACATCAAATTGACGTTACAATGTTTTTAATCACTTTTAACCAATGAATGAGAATCTACAGCGATTATCAATTCAAATAACAAAACATCAGTATAACTTGTTGAAATATCATACTAAACCAGGTGTTTCAATTTCTTCTCTTGTAAGAAATGCTCTTGATGATTACTTTGCTGACGCTGAAGAAGCTCTCAAAGAAAAATACTTTGAAGCAGCAGAATATGAAGAGTACGAAAAGTATATGCTTGAACAAAAAGAAGAACCAGTAATGGCTGATGCAAGTTGTCTTTTTTAATTTACTGCTATACTAAATGTGATTCCTGTAAGAATCCATTGCAACACAAGAAATAGGTAAGATGTTTGGAAGGGTCTTACCTATTTTTTTATGCTTTGTTATAAAATATATTTACCTTATTCAACATGGCGAAGGATAGGGTGTCTAGGTAGGCAAGTTTCAACCCGTGCTTGTCTACTGCAAAATTCTGTGTATAATAACTAATACGAGGGAAGCTGTAGGCAAGTTAATTAAATTTAACCTCTGACCGAAGATGATCCCTTGTACCAAACAAAGGAAGCTGTAGGCATATTGGCTCGATTCAATCTCTGCTCGAAGATGATCCTTTGTTTTTTAAGTACCAAGAATCTGTTGGCACACTAGCTAGATCTAGTCTCTGTTCAAAGATAATCGGGTACTTATTTTTTTGTCTTTAATTTATGAGTATGTGGGATAACTTGATTTGGTGGGATAGTTACAACAATATCTTCACAGGTAACAGCACTAGGAGTATTAGGTTTGAAAGTAACACCTAACTTTGCCTGTTTTGCACACATTTCTAAACGATATAAACTGATTTCCATTTTGGTTTTCTTGATTAGTAATCTTTGAGCTTCTATATTCACCTGAGTTGCTTCATGACATAAAGCTGGTGCTTTTCCTAGTGGAATATTGAACTGAGCAGAGATACCATAGTTCAAATTGTAATTATCTTTTTCAAACCTAGGAGTCTCTTGAACGTATTTTATCTCTCCAGTATTTTCGTCATATATGTTTTGCCTAGTGACCTGTTCTATTGGCCTGTTAAATGACCAAGCATCTGTTACATAAGGAGTGATTGTGAGACTAGGAGAGGCACAGACAATACCTTGACTCATTTTGAAAGAAGGCATTGCTGATGGAGTTATCATCGTTGCATTATTATTTACAACACCTTGAGCATTTGAGCTAGGACTTGCAACTGTTGTATTAGCAAAAACTTTTGTAGGACAAAGTAATAAAACTATTGACCAAAGGTAGTTGTAGTTTCTGTTGTGGTGCTTGAATTTATTGTTCTTGTTATCGTGGTTACTGTGTCTAATCCTGGTGTGATTAGTGTTTCTTGAAGAGAGAAGGCTGCTCCACCATTTGTTATTTTCCATCTTGGCACAGCATCTAAGTTTGGCGAAGTCCAACTAAAATTTACCCCTCCAACTGTTTGTTCTGTAAGAGTGGTAGCTGTAGGGTTGATATATCCGTTAAGATCCGATGATTCAATATTATGCCCTGATGCAGAATATGAATATCCTGTCCGATATTGATGGCTTGTAATAGTTTCATTAATTACCGATTCAGAAGTGCTTGAAGTCTGAGATGTACCCGAACGAAATTGAGGCACAACAGGAACTGCTAATGTCCTATATGGTAATGCTAATAAAACTAGCAGCCAAAGTCTAGTCAATCGTAATAGTAACTTTAGTAGATCCTATGCAGCTTGTACCCGATCCACCTGCGGTACAGGTATGAACTCCGCTAGATAGTGAAGTTAATGCAAGAGATCCAGCAGTACCGCCTGATCCAACAGTAGTTTGTCCACTTAATACTGGTAAAGATGCTATTCCACTGGAAGGGGTGACGGTAGATGGTGTAGCGTCACCCATTATTACCGACTCAGTTTTTGAAAACGAAGATCCTGCTGTTGTGATACTTGTGTCTGTCTGAATCATCGCTGGAACGCCATTAGTTAACGATCCAACATTGATCCCACCAATTTTTCCTGATGTTGTGGTATCTCCTATAGTTACAGACGGTGTAATATTATTTCCGCTAAGACTATATGTAGTTCCTACCTTATTTGTTACGACATAGGGCATATCAACTGTTATCTGAGCAGATGTTACAAACTCTTGTTTTATATCAGCAAAAGCAGCCGATGGTAAAAATAGAAGCAAAGCAAACAGTTTTTTCATTTGATTCCTACTTTGTTGTTCTTATTATCTACTATAACTGATTTTTTTCCGTTGCCATTCTTACCTTTTATAGACACCCCATAGCTGCTAGCAATATTTCCCACGAGTCCTGCTGCAAAAGTGTCTAACCTAATTCTTTCCATATATCCAAGAGTCATTACGGATAAACTCCACCCAAGAATAATTATGCGAACGAAATGTCCGACATAATCTCGACCTTCCTTTTCTTCTTCTTCCATAAAAGTTAAGATTCTTGTCTAATACTAGCATTTTAGCTATGTTTGGAAAGTAACACATATTTATTTTATGTATAAAATTCTAAAACCAATTTTGATGACCTTTTTAACAACAACTGCTGTTAAAAGATTGGTCGTAGATTTATTAAAATCAATCGCAAAACAAACTACAAATACACTTGATGATAAAGCAGTTGAAATTTTAGAAAAACAACTTTTTCCAATGAAATGAAAATTACTAAATTTCTCAACATTGACATAGAACCAGCACCTTTAGAAATGAAGTTAGATGTTGAAATGCGTTGTAGAGAAATAATGGCAAGTAATGAAATAAATGATATAAAAAAATACTGTACACATCTTGTCAGGCATAAATTAGAACAAGATGTATTTTTAGCTTCTTTGTTAAATAGATTGATTGAACTTGAAGCTGCTGCTGTTGTTAGAGAGATAAGAAAAGAAAAGAAAACTAATCCTATAAAGAAGTTTTTTCATATTCCTTAATCTCTTCATCAGTAAAATCTTTAATAAATAATTTATCAATTCTGTCAATTTCATAATTGAATTTAAGGATTGCAGTTCTTATGTGTTCTGTAACCCAACGACCCTCTTCATAAACCACTTGAGCTTTACCATTATCTTTGATAAAAACGTAATGATCCATTCCTTTCATTTGAATTTCTAAAAAATTCTTTTCTAAGTTTTTACGTCTAATCTGTTTAAGTTTGCGTAATTTAATTACAGAAGGATTAACACTCATTTTTGATAGCCAGTAGGAGGTGGTGCAAGCCAAAAGCGTACACCATTTATTATTTTAAAATGAATATTTAAGTTAGGATCTAGTATTAAATATTCTTTTTGTTTACTTTTAGAAAGGTAGTTCATCTGTTGCTGGTGCATCTTCTATCTTTTGTGGATTAATGTTACCAAATAATCCGTACTGCCCATCCAAGCCTTTAGCGTTGACATATATACATTGAGTTTTAACTTTTTCTTTCTTTTTGAAATCATAAACCTCGCCCTGTTTTTGTTTGGTGTAACTTAGTGCTTTTAAATGATCTATGAATTGGTCAAGAGATGCAACTGGTATTGTGAGAGTCAACACTTTTGCTTCATCATCGTCATTGAATCTATCTTCTCCTATTGACCATTTGATAGGTAAAGAGAGTGCTGGATTAAAGTCAGCCATAATTAAAAAAGTCTTTTAGTAAATTGTTTAGAAATGAATTTATAGAGAGATTGTTCGACTTACAATGCTCTCTGATTAAAGAAGCAAGATCATCATTGGTACGCACCCCAAATACGTTTCTGTTCCAATCTTTACGCTGATCTGCTCGTCTTTGTTCAAGTTGTCTCATAATCTCTTGACCAGAGAACTCAGCTTCTTCTGATGTCATTAGTTGTCAGCTATCTTTGATATAGCATGACTTAGAAACTC